TTTTTGAGGAGGCAACAAGCGGAGTCGAGTTTAAGTATGGCTTAATTCCAATGAATAAAAAGCCATTAACTAATCGCTCAAAGAGTCCAGCAGGAACCTATGCCAGAAATCAGGCAGAGATGAGGGCAGCCGCTGCTGCTAAAAAGCAGCAAGCAGATATGCTGGCAACCAATAAAAAGACATTAAAATCCCAGCAAGATGCATTAAAATTGGCTAAGGCAAAGGCAATCTTTGACATTCAAAAGATTCAGATTGAGGCAGCTCTTAAAGGCAAAATAAGCGAAGAAGATCGCTTACGCCTACTACTTATGAAGGCCATCAATGCTGAGAATTTAGACGACATTGACAAATACACAAAGGCTCTTGATGCAGCACAGGCCAAGACTAAAGAATTAGTTGCTGTTTTAGCAAGCATCAAGCCTCTTGATGATATATTCAAAAACTGGAACTTTATGTCAGTCAAGTCGCAGTTAGATACATTGGAAGGTTATTTTAAATCTTTTGCGGGTTCAGCTGCTTCTGCTTTTAATAGTTTAGGTTCAGCACAAAAGGCTGCTCTTGGCGGTTATGTGCCATTTGTGGGTGCAACTAATGCATCTCTTGGAATCGCTTCAAACGGAGGCACTACTACATCTATGCCATCTACAGTTGGATTGGGTACAAATGGCACTGGCACTCAATTACCAGTTGGAGTTACAATAAATACAACTGTACAAGGAACATTAGTTGCTCAAGAAGATTTAGAAAAAGCTATTCAAGATGCAATTAACAAGTCTAGAGCTGCGGGCAATGTAGATGCCTTATCTCCTAGATCATGGCGAGGCGAAGTGTAATGGCTTTACCTGCAACAGTAGGCGTAACTATAAACTTTAGCGATGGTCCAGCGTATGCACAGGCCATGATTCTTGATCAAGGTTTATTGGGTACTAATGTCCTTGCCAATAGTGCAGCAATTATTATTGATTACTCAGCACAGACAACACAGATTGCCACACGCAGGGCGCGTGACCTTATCAACGACATTTACAATACGGGCAATGCCTCAGTCAAGATTCTTGATCCTAATGGGGATTTCAATCCCACTAACACGCTGTCTCCTATTTATGGATTTGTCAAGCCTTTACGCAAGATACAAATTACAGCTACTTATGGTGCTACTACCTATAGCCTGTTTAGTGGCTACATCTCAGAGTATAGATATACTTATCCTGTAGGCCAAGAGATTGGCTATGTGACAGTGCAGGCTTTTGATGCCTTTAAGATTCTTAACCTTGCCTATATCGAAACTGTTACAGGTGGAGTTCTGGGTCAAGACACAGGCACTCGGATAGATAAGATTCTTGACCAAGTTGATTGGCCATTATCAATGCGTTCTATCTCAATTGGTGACACAACCTGTATTGCAGACACTGGCACAACTCGAACAGCACTACAGGCTATCCGCGTGGCAGAGTTTAGCGAGCTAGGGGCTTTTTATATGGATGGCGCGGGCAACGCTATCTTTAAGAGCCGCACCGAAACTATTCAAACAGCAGGCGGTACTCCTACAGTCTTTAATCAGACAGGTGACATTGATTACGCGAACCTTAAATTTGCTCTAGATGATAAGCTCATAATTAACTCAGCCAATATAACTCGCGCTGGTGGCACAACCCAGACTTCTACAGATACTGCAAGCGTGGATACTTATTTCTTGCATAGCGTCAATTCTAATAACCTAATCATGGAAACTGACGCAGATGCCCTTGATGTGGCACAGCTTTATGTCGCAAGTCGTAAAGACACAGACCTTCGCATTGACTCCATGACCCTTGATCTTATGACTGCCAATTACACAGCAGGCGTTACAGCTGCTTTGAGCATGGATTTTCTTTCTCCTGTCACTATTTCAAACATTCAACCTAATGGCGACACGATTACAAAGACTCTACAAATACAAGGCATGAGCCACGACATTACCCCTAATTCATGGGTGAGCAATTTCTTGACAATGGAACCCATAACCGATGGCTTCCTGCTTGACTCAACAATATGGGGTATCCTTGATACATCCGTACTTAGTTACTAGGAGATAAGATGGCTAAACAGACCTTCACCACTGGGCAGGTGCTGACTGCTGCCCAAATGACATCGCTGCAACAAACAGCAATGGGCGGTGGATCAACGACTGCTAAGACTGCTAGTTATGTCTTAGTGGCTGCTGACGCTGGAACAGTCGTACAAATGAACAGCGCAAGTGCCACAACGATTACAGTCAATACCGCCCTCTTTGCGGCTGGTGATACTGTGGAAATACAAAATGTCGGCGCGGGTGTCTGCACAGTAACGGCAGGTACGGCAACAGTAAATACAAGTAGCACTCTGGCACTAAAACAATACGATGCTGGCACCCTGTATTTTAACACTACAAGTGCGGCTATATTTTTTGCATCAGATGCAGCTGACGGCGGATCACCACTTACTACAAAAGGCGATTTATACACCTATTCAACGGCTGATGCCCGTTTAGCAGTAGGCGCAAACAACACTTTTCTGATTGCAGATTCAAATGCCGCAACTGGATTAAAATACGGCGGAACTTGGACTACTTGGACACCAACTTATAATAATTTAACAGTTGGCAACGGCACTACAACCGCAAGATACCAACAAGTTGGAAATACAGTTTTTTATTTTATTAAGTTTGTAATGGGAACAACAAGTGTTGTAAGTGGAGATGTTTACTATTCTTTACCTGTTGGCTCTGCCTCAAATGCATTGTATAATGGTGTTGCTGAATACATAGACACTGGCACACAAGATTTTGGCGGTACAGTTGAGTATTCAGGCTCTAATGGATTTTTTAGGATTACAAATGTAGCGGGCACTTATGCTACATACAGCACTACATTAAGTGCTACGCGCCCGTTTACATGGGGATCAACCGATATAATGTCGGCTTACGGATGGTATGAGGTGGCGTAATGACTTTTGAATTTAATCCAAGATTTCCCGATGCAACTAATGAGCAAAAATGGGAACAGATGAAGTTGTGGCGCAATGCTGAACTTGTCCGAACAGACTGGACAATGCACATAGACGCGCCAACCGATAAAACTGCGTGGGCTATTTATCGCCAAGCGTTAAGAGATTTACCAGCACAAGGCGGAGATGCTGACAAGGCAACTTTTCCAAGTAAGCCTGCATAGTGGAACACTTGACTAAGACAATTACTTATGAAGCCGCGTCTATCTAAAGCTGCAATACAGTTAAGAGAACAGTTAGATGATTCCTTCCCAGATCGTGACAGGGCATCGGATGGTTGGGTCGGTGATACCCGACACGCTGCTCGCAAGTCTGATCATAATCCAGATGAGCAAGGTTGGGTTCGTGCCATTGACATTGACGCAGATTTATTCGGTGCAGGGGTCAAGCCGCATATCATGCCAGACCTTGCAGATCAACTTCGAATCAGTTGCAAGTCTAAGGCAGAAAAGCGCATCTCGTACATTATATTTGACAGCAGGATTGCGTCTCCCATCCTTAATTGGAAGTGGCGCAAGTACACAGGGGCTAACAAACACAAGGCACACATGCATGTTAGCTTTAAGAAAGAAGCTGACTTATTGGGTGAATTTTATTCGATACCTATGTTAGGCGGAAACTAATGAAAAACATCAAGCATCCTGCATACCTTGCTGCTGGAGCATTTTTAGCAGCTTGGGCATCTACTAACTTTGAAGCAGATTATCGCGCAATCCTTTGGGCTGTTTTATCTGGTGTCTTTGGATACGCGAGTCCTAAGAAGTGACACAAGCAGATTTCTTCACGCTCTACATTGCCACTATAGCTGTCATAGGTGGCCTGTCAGGTTATGTCATTACTCACCTGTTGTCTGAAATTAAAAGACTCAACTCGCGGGTTGATGAAATCTACAACATCTTACTAGACAGGTAACATTGTGCTATGGCAAGAAAAGCAACTAAGGCTTTAGAGGATCAAGGTTACTCAGCTCTTGATGCTTACTGCATTGGGATTTATGAGTATTATCGCTCTCTAAAGAAAGCAGGCTTTGCAGACAGCGTTGCTCTGTTTATGATTTCAGAGCCTCAATCTTATCCTGCATGGATATTGCCATCTCCTGTCGATCCAGAGAAGTTCGGCGATTATGAAGATGAGGACGATGACTAAACGCAGATACTTGGTTATCTCGGATTTACAAATCCCATATCACCATGAGCAAGCTGTTAAGAATCTTATCAAGTTAGTAAAGCGGGAGAAGTTTGACCTCATCTTAAACACAGGCGATGAGTTAGATATGCAGAGCCAGTCTCGCTGGGCTCAAGGCACTAAGTTAGAGTGGGAAGGTACGCTAGATGCTGACAGAAGCCTTGCGCAGGATATTCTCTATGAACTCGGCACAACAGATGTCACTCGGAGCAATCACACAGACCGCCTATACCACACAATATTACGCGCACCTAGCCTCATCGGATTACCAGAATTGGAATACGCAAAGTTTATGGACTTCGCTGGACTCGGAATCCGCTTCCATAAAAGACCATTCGAGTTTCATAAGGGATGGGTCTTAGTCCATGGAGATGAAGGATCAATGAACTCTAATGCTGGACTTACAGCTCTTGGGTTGGCTAAGAAGTTCGGCAAATCTGTAGTCTGTGGTCACACTCACAGGGCAGGCATTAGTGCCTTCACAGAAGGCATAGGAGCCTCATACAGGACTTTGTGGGGATTAGAGGCAGGAAATGTCATGGACAAGAAGAAAGCCTCTTATTTGAAGGCTGGGAGTGCTAATTGGCAGATGAGCGTAGCAGTGATTGAGACACATGGAGACCGCGTTAGCCCGAT